GTTGGGCCGCTACTTGAGCACGCTCAGACTTCAATCGTTCTGCATCGACTTTGGCCTTTACAATATAAAAAGCATCTTCTAGTTTAAGTTCTGGTCGTGCCTGTAGCATTTGAGCAACAGGAAGTCGGTAAGCATCGTCCATCAGTTCTGGGTTGTCAGACTTAAACTGTTCTAGCTGCATCTTGCGTTGTTTCATCTGAATTTCTTGCTGTGCTGGTTTCATCATATCTTGCAGCATCTGTGCAGCCTGACGACGAATCTCCGCTTGCATACCCTCTGGTGTGTACAAGTCGTACTCTTCTTGGTCTTTGGCCAACTCTGCTTCTGCTTGCTGTAAGTATGGGTTGTTTACAGCCAGTTCTTGTTGATGCAGCAAAGCACGTTGCTGCTCTTCTAACTCTTTACGCATCTGTGCAATCTCTTGCGTTTTGCGAGTATATGAAGAACGGATATTGGCCACATGCTTACGTACATCTTCTGGAATATGCTTCATCCACTCGTGTAGTGGTTTCATTCCAGTGTGGTTGGCATCCTCTGTAAACTCTTCGTATTCATCTTCATTAATGTCCAATAGGTCATCAATCGACAGCAGCTCTTCTAGCGTCATTGCTACAGTATCTGCTTCTGGGTCTACTTGTGCTGCATCTGCAACATCAGTTTCTGCTGCATCTGCAACATCGGTTTCTACGGCTTCAACAGTCTCCGAACCGGAGGTAGTGTTATTCATCGTCACTTTCCTTTTTTGTAAGACTTAGTCTTTTTGGGTTTGATTGCTTGGTTTGCCTTTACGGCTTTTAAACGTTTCTTGGCAGCTGCCATGGTAGGAGACTTGCCCTTTACATTCTTAATCTTGTAGCCACTTTTGGTTTTCTTAATTGGCATCACATACGCTCCATAAACAAGGCATCTACATCCTCATCTTCCATCTTGTCATTAGATGCCATGTTAGGTTCTTCGATCTCGGTATCTTCACCTTCTCCTTGTGGCATGTCCTTAAGATATTTTTTAAATGAACGGTCATTCACTAAACGATTAAGCTTGCCGGCCAACATGTTTACATTCTCGTCTCCAGTGACTTCGCTCATGTCAAAGTTCATCTCCTCATCGAGAATGCCCTCTTCGATAGCACCATTCACAGCACCTTCAAACATAGCCAAGACACGTACAAAGTCTGTTGGAAACTCTGTAATGTCCTCATTGAATGATGGGTAGTCTGGAGTTTGATCAAACAATGGCAGCAAGCGGTTGGTTGCTTTTACCAGATTGTTCAATGCCTTGGCAGTAAAACGGCCACGAGGTGCCATATCACCAAACATACTTTCATCTTCTTGTTCCGCTCCCTGAATCTCAATCTCCATTGCCATTCCGGGTTGGTTCATCATTTCTTCTTTCATTTTGTACCCCATGTTTTATCTAGTTTACCGCTCACTGCATCCTGTGCTGGAAATGCAGCAACGACGGCTTCTTCTTTTGTTTTACCACTTTTCAAGGCGGTTGTGTAGGTTTCGATGCTTTTATCTTGTTCGGCCACCCTAGCCTTCTGTGTTTCGACTGCGCTATCCCAACGGTCTTTTGGCAAGTCAGCCTCACACACAAAGCCACGAGATTCCATAATCTTTTGCTCTGTTTGTGGAGATTCTACGTGTTTGCCCAATGCTTTACTGAAGTATCCATTCACACCATAGCGACTTGTATTCCAGCTACTGTGGGCCCGTGGCGCACGAATCATTCTATATAACTTACCACCACAACCACTATCAATAGTGTCCATCCCACATATATCTGGGTCTGGCTCATTAAATCTTACGATAACCGTATGTTCCTTATCACAGTGATGACAACCGTATGTGTACCGTGGCATTAAATACCTCCTCCAAGCATCTGTGCTATTTGCTGTGTGGGTACTTCACCTTGTGCGCCTACGTCACCGGGTAATGTATTCATAGCGGCTTCTTCTGGTGCGCCTGACATCCCTTGTTGTGGTAGTGGTGGTTGTGGTGGTGTTTCCATAAAAGATTCTGGTAAGTCATAAAGACGTACTATTTCCTCTTTAATCTTCTCGGGAGATACACCAAGCTGAGTAAGCACTGGCAGCAGCTGCACCAAGTTACTACGCTTCAAAGCCTCAGACAACGGTGTGCTTGACTGGTCAAGTGCCACAATACGAAACTTGGCATCCAAGTCCTGTACGGTGATCACCTTGGGTAGCTGATTCACTTGAATCACTGCTTGTTCATTATCTTCAGTCAACAAGCTAATCGTCCGCAAGTACACCAATGCCAATCTCTCAATCGCATTGTCACGCTCACGGGCCAACTTACCAATCTCACTGGCTGAATACTGAGCAAGCGCAGTAACCTCTGTAGCCGTCGCCTTGGTCGCTTCACCACGACTAAACGGGGCCAAGATGCTACCACGGTTAATATCTTGCTCAATGTAGTTCAAGTATCGGTCAAAGTTACCACTAAGCGGTTCTACACCCACAGCACGGATGATACCATCCAGTACAGGCTCATCGACAGCTATCATGGCCCCATCAATGCCGGCAGTAATCTTTGCCAGCGCCTCTTCATCCAAAGCACCTTCCTTATACAGATACTGCCTTGAATCTCTACGTACACTGTTGGCCCAATACGTTCTTAGAATATTCTTCTCATAAAACTGGTCATACACCCTAGACACAGCACTCATGCCAAGCATCGGCTTCTCTGGGCGTCTAGCATAGTACAACGGACAGATAGGACTAAGTGGCTTGTCATCATAAGTACGGATGGGTATCTGCGACTTCTCCAACAACGACTCACCATCACCATGGTTTGGCGTCCAGAAGTACAGCATATCATAGGCCATATCGTAAAACTCAACCACCTGTATATACAAGTAGTCATCTGGCAAGTCCTCACTTACACCAGTGTACTTTTCCTGTGGCGTAAAGAAGTCCACCTTGGGTATAGCCGTCCACTTCTTATTGCCAAACTTCTCCTTGGCCTCAGGCACACTCAAGTAGTACGTATGAGCCACATAACGCTGCTCATCCCAACTCGATGCATCCAAGTCTCGTATAATCTCCCAACAAGGAATAGCACGGACGCTGACCTTTTCAAGCATATCCGTGCTACTTGTCGGGGAAAGTTTGAGGAATGAAGATGGATATATCAAAGCAAGGCGGGATGCTATCTCTAGCTGTTCTCTCTTATCAAATAAAAAACGATTGACAACCTCTTGGGCCATTTCTGCATTGCCCTCAATGATTGACGTGTCCTTGGCCACAACCACAGCAGGATTACGGCTAAAAAGACTAGCAATAAAACCTTCAACATAACCAAAACAATCCGCAGTCTCGACACGCACCATCGTATCATCCATGTACTCTGACTGCCAAAAACGGTTCTCATATACATCCCTGTATCGCTTCAGTTCTGCTCTCTGTTGGTCATAAAAATCATTGTGTTCATCCAACACTGTACGAATCAAATGCACAATCTCTTTATTGCTTCTTGCCATGATACTTCTCCTTACCACCAACAACACTATTACTAAGACTACTATACTCAATAATGTTACCGGATGCATCCATTATGCGTATACTATTATACAGCTCTTTGTACTGCCTTACTAAATCAAACGGTATAACCACACGAAACACTTTATCCTGTACATTGTATTCTAACGTAACCAAATCCAAAGAACCTATTGTCTTACATGTTTGCGTACCACACACACAAGGCGTTTCACCACACTCAGGACAGTAAGTCATCGTAACCACCTGTAACTCTACCATATGACCTATAACACTCATACAAACAACTTCAGCTGCTGCTGATGCTCTAATAAACGATCAACAGCACTATTATAATATAAACGATTCACTTCATAACCCTCAAAGTAAAATCCCTGATTGTGACACGCCAAACCTATACTACCACTACCCAAATGTGTATCCAATATCTTATCTCCGGGCTTTGCATAGTTATCCAATAACCACTCATACAACGCCACAGGCTTCTGACACCGGTGTATACGCTCTGGTTGTGTATTCGATAACCGAACCACCTTGCACATCTCTTCAAAACTAGCCCAAGCCAGCTCACTTTGACTAAACGATAAACCACGCTGCTTTGTATCCCATACAATAAAACAACGACTCGGGGGTAGCATATCCATAAAATAGTTCATGCCAAATATAATCTGATTCTTCGATACCCTACGTACCTCATCAAAATACTCTTGACTTGGCCGTACATCCCACGATGCCATGTCATCACTGTATAACTTCCGTGTACCACTAATATGTGTATGAGCTCCAGCCTCTGCCAAACCATAAGGAGGATCCACTATCGCAAGATCAAACTTGTTGTCCTCCATAGATGCCATCGCTTCCATACAATCTCTATTGTAATACTTTACATTCATTAATACCGCCTGTGTAACTGTGGACTAACACCACCCGATTGCTGTACCCTATCTGCCTTCTGACTTATAATCCAATCCGGTAAATATGCACTCTGCTTTATCTTAACACTATTCAAACACCAATACGCCAATGACATCGCCATCGCACTATCACAGTGTGTATCCATATCATCACCAAACCGCAAGATACCCTTCTCATCTACCGTAATACTCCGAAGCTCTGTCACTGTAATATTGTCTATCATACAAATACTACCCGTCTGTATACCCTTCTTCAGATTCTCAAATAACAACGGCTTGGTCCTACCTGTCGTTAAGAAGTCTTTACCTGTCAGTGGATCCAACCAAAACCGATGAAAACCCTGATGCTTTAACTCCTGTATCGTAGCTAACCCATAGTTATTACTCTCTACCAACGTCAATGCATTGTTATACGTTACACTCATATCATAGATATAATCGGCTAGCTGTACTGGACTTACCATATTTGAACGATAGATACACACTGGCTGTAAAGTATTCCTAGATACACAAAACACTACTGCATAATCCCTACCAACACCACCACTAACATCTACACCTATCGCATATGTTTCATCTGGGTTAGGTTCTGCAAAGGTTACCCACTCTGTAGGTTGTACCTGTACTATCTCTACATGTTCAAAGTCATTGGCAGTAAAGTATGTATTCCCACTTATCCTATATGCCTCATCCAATGTTAACGGATACTCCCTTACAAACTTTTCCCAGCCTAGTTTACTTATTTTCTCACGTCGCCACGCTATCTGTCCTAAGGTTAACCCATGGTCAAACTGTAGCTTGGTCTCTTCCTCTGTAAGGTCTAGCCCTATATCCTCCATACTGTATTCTGTATGCATATACCAAGGGAAAAACAAGTAGTTCCAATTAGCCTCTCCTATCTGGTGTTTATGTATCTCTTTCCATAGTGCATCATTGTAATAGTTTGCTGTAGACTCAATCACTAACTGTCCATCATTCAAAGCACTAATAGCCGTGGCCTTTAGCTCCTCTGGATTTTCAGCAAAGGCATACTCCGATATATGCAACATTGAACAAGTATAAGAACGTAACCCCCCGGCCTGTGTAGCCGCCGCCGCTACGATACGTCCACCACCCTTGAAGGATAGTTCTGTTGTATTGTCTACATCTAAGGGCCTCTTAAGGATACTAGGGAGATACTGATAAAAGCGTTTATGGATATGAAGTAAGTGTTTACTAGATGCAATCTTATAGGACAATATTACACAGGTTAAAGGGGTAGTAGCCGTATAGGCTTTCCAAAACATATAAGCGCATACAACGGTACTAGACCCTATTTGTCTAGGCTTAAGTATCAAAGTATCGTCACCCTGTTGTAACCCGTTGATAATCTCTATCTGTTCTGTGTTAAGGCGTAAGGGTACT